GAATCCTCCAAGGAACTCTTGAACGAAACAGCGTTCTTTTCCAATGCAGCGTCTATCATTCTCATTGTTGACTCATCAGGCATGATACCCTCCTCTGTGAACTCTTTTTGCTCGAACAGATGCAGCTGCATCTGGTTTGTAGTTTGGTTTTTGACTCTTGTCCCAATACTTCATCGCAACTTTCGAACCCGATGAAGTGTTTCTGTAATTTTGTTGATCATTTCTTTCCGATGGAAGAAGAGAACCTTCTTCAACATGATTTTCAGGTGTGTGTGTCATATAATCATGTACAACAGACATGTAATCTTGTGCCTTGGTCAACTTACTCTGAACCCAAGGTTCAAGATTCGTCTCGGGATTCATCATCTCAAGCAACTTCGTCGCATTGTCTACAATTGAACGAAGTTGAGAGATTGCCATCTCTCCATCATAATCCTCTGAAAGATAGTTAGAAAAAGATTTCATCAGTTTTCTTCTGCTACCTTAATAACAGGATAAACTTTACCGTTGAACTCAAACTCTTCATTCCCTTCCCACATTGCCGCGGCACGAGCTTTGAGGAATGCGTTTGCTTCGCTCATCATTCTTCCATGAATCTCAAAATCTTCCGACTTTGCGCCAGTCCATTCCTTATCGACATAGTTGAAGAATTTTTTCTTCTCCGCATCTGACTTGAAATCGGCGAGTGAATTGACGCCAAATTTTTTCATTGCTTTCATGAAAAATTTTTGATATTCGGTCATTTTTTCTTCTGCCATTGGAAAATTCCTTTTAATAAAAACACTCTTTTATTTATTTTTATTCTCATCTTGCTTCTGAGCTTCTTGAGCTTTTTGTGCTTCTTTTGCTCTTTGTGCTTCTGCTTTGAGTTTTTCTGGGTTTTTTCTCAAGTTCTTTATATCAGTTATACCCTTCTTAATCATTCTGTCTATTGCTTGTTGGGATTCTCTCTTTGCAATATCCCTATCAGTGAACACTTCAAATTGTTCCCCATCAATATAAGAAATTATAGGTTTACCGATTCCAGTCCCCAAACTCTTCAGTGTGATGGTATGTTCCTTGTAGTCGATGTCAACAAGAAAGTATTCTTTCGCCATCATGGGATCGACAAACAAAGCTTGTTTTTCGGCGTCTGCTTCTGCCGCTGCAGCAGCAGGATCGTCTGCCTCCAATATAGATGACGATATCTGAATTCTTTTTTCCTCCAAGGATTCCTCTATTCTTTCGGAAACCGCTAAGAAAAGATTCTTTTTGAAAGATTCCAAATCTCTTTCTACGACACAATCTATTATTTTTTGTATTTTTTCTGTCATAGTCCGTATTCCGACTGATCCTGTGGAATCAATCCCTTCTTTCTTTCTTCGTCTATTTCCTTCTCCATTCGAACAATTTCTTCATCAGACAACTTGAGAACATTCTTACGAATCCACTGATAAGAGAAGAACTTTCCAACATATTGGGTCATATTCATCAATTCATCAACCTTGTCCTTGCGAAGTTCTGCTTCTTTCAGTTCGGTGAAATAATTATCTCTTTTGAAGTCAAAATAAACATCATAACGAATCTTTTCCCATTCATCTTTGGTAATGATTTCTCGAAGTATCAATTGTTTACCGAGCAAATCGTAAAAAATTTCACCAAACTTAGTTCTCATTCTATTTACAAATTTTGTGAATTTAAGTTCATCTCTAGTTATTTCTGTTGATTTACCCAAAGTAAATCCCGTTTCACTCTCTAATCTAGAAATCGGAACATTCAAAGAACGATACAGTTTCTTTTGAAAGTATTTCACATCTTCCATCTCAGAGAGGTTTTGACCACCAGGAAGAGTTTCGATCTGAGTGCCTTTTCCACCTTCACGGCGAGGCATCCAATAGTCTTCCAACATGGTCATCATTCTTCTGTTGTCGCGAATCTCACCAGTGTTCGCATCATAGACCAATTTGTTTCTGTGTTTGTTCATCAAATCACGAAGGTATTGTTCGGCCTTCTGTTTCGGCAAGTTACCAACGTCCACATAGAAAATTCTTCTTTCAGGAGCGCGGGAGATTCTGTAGATCACGACCGCATCTTCCATCATTCTCAGTTGATTCAAAGATTTCACTGCCTTATGTAGATATCCAACGATTCTCTTGTTTCTCGTATCATAAAGACCCGAATTCACTGCGGCGATCGCATCAGGAGAAATTCTCAATCCCTGAACATCGGGCGCGGTCGCGAAATTTTTCTGACCACCTGGAAACACATACTTATGGAAAATGTAGAATTCTTCCACATCGGCAATAAGTTTTGATCCGTCTGCTCTAGTTTCTTTCTTGAATTCGCGAATCTTTTGGAGATTCAGTGGATCGATGTAACGAAGTTCCACTATTCCCTTTTTGGTATTATTTGGATTGACAATCACATGGAAATAAAGTCTACTGTCAATGTACCACCGACGAAACAATTCGTATCCTTTTGTGTTGAAATTCATCAACTCCAAGACTGTCTTGAATTCTTTGGTTATCAAGGATTTTATTTCACCATCTAGATTCACATTGTCTAAGTTTATTTTTACAACATCGGTATTATCACTAGCAACGATAGATTCATTGACTATCTCTTCAACTGCGTTTTCACACTCAGGATGAAGAGCCATGTCGCGATATTTCTGTATCAACTCGTAGTCACTGCGAGTAGATCCATCCAAGTCAACATACTGTCCATAAAATCCACCAGTTTCAACTATCACTGCGCCATCGTCAGTATCAGGAGGAACGAAAGATGTTAATTTCGATTCCTCCTTTTCCTGTTTTGTCTTACCTATTCTCAAACCAAATAATTCAAATGCCATTTTTATTCCTCATTTATTATCAAAGACTAAACGAACCACCGATTGATGCGAGAGCATTCACACTAGCGAGAATACCACCACCACTTTCAAAGTTTAGATTGAACGAACCAGAGAATCCAAGGTTCACTGCCCAATCAGAACCAAGAACTCCAGCTGGACCAACATTCCCGTTAGTTGCAACTGGAACGTAATGCGAATAAGCTAAATCCACTGTGAACTGTTCAATTGCAGTAGAAGCATCAAAATTCAAATCTATCGCACCCAGTCCCGTAGGCCACATATTAAAGAATTGATATGCTCTCATTGCTCTACCAGCACGATCAAGTTGGGTGACATTCCATTGGTTAGAAGCATACGCATCTATATTGTCAAATCCAGCAGGACTGTCCCAATTCGAACAAGCTGTTTGCCATGCTTCAAATCGTGATCTCATCACCATGTTTGTGTCATTGTAAACTGTGATCTGCCAATCTTCAAAAGTTCTTCCACCAGCAAGTTTTATCTTTCTTCCACCAGGAGTGGAAACTTCTACTGTACTAACTTTTGCCGCTGGCAAAGATGCCGCTCTGCAAAGGTAAGAAAACTCTTGAATACTTCCTATGTTCAAACCCTGAACTAAGAAGTAATCAGCTCGAGCTCCACCCCTGAGCATAGAGTTTTTAAACGATTGAATATCTGGTAATGACATTTTATCTCCTTTTACAGCCTTTGTCTGTATTTATATATTTTACGCACCTAATTCTGTAAAGTTACTGTCCGATCTAGTTGCGACAAAGTTCAATTGAATGAAATTGATGGAACGATTTGGTTTGATGTAGATATCTGCCCAAAACTCGTTTCTGTCTATTCTTTCTGCCGTATTGTTGGATTCGTCACAAACTACCTTGAAATCGATGATTCCTCTTCTTGATTTGACATCCTTCAAATATGGAGTCACCAAGGAAACAAACTGCGATCTGGTGAATGAATCGTTGAATTCAAACAACGAGAATTTTGCCGCAGTTGCGATTGCCTTCTCCAAGACAATGAACAGTCTGCGAACATTGATTCTGTCAAATGCACTTGGTTTACTCAATGCAGTCCTGTCACCAAAGAGTATCGTTCCCTCTCCTGGTGTCGTTATGACTGGATTGATGCCGTCTGGATAAATTTGATCTCTGAATGCCTTGGAAGGATTGAATGCCAACTTTATGACATTTCTGATTTGACCTCTGGTGAACCCAGCAGGGGACCACCAAGGATCGTTTGTGTTATCTGTTCTAGCACACAAACCAGCAACATCGGGATTCAGAGGAATCCAACGATAGAGATCGTTGTATGGGTCGTACTGGTATTTGTAACCCGAGTCGATCACACAATAAGAACTTGAACCCAAGGTCGATTTGAATGCCAAAGCTCTTTCGAGTTTTGCTTGTTCAGTCTCAATATCACTCTTGTTCTCTGGTGAGAAGAACGCAACACAGTCTTTTCTGTATTCTGCAATTGCCTTGATAGCACCAACACTATTTGAATCAACTATAGCACCCGATATGAGAAGGTTCACATCGTAAGATTCTGTGTCTTCGAAAAGGTTGTATCCGTAAGGATCGTCACTCGGTACAGTCGTGCTGACCAAATTTGCACTGGTTTGTCCTGCGCCACCAGCGAGTGAGAACGAAACTCCTCCGTTTGCACGAACTCTTGTTCCATTCGGTCCAGTTACACCCCAATTTGCGATATAACCATATGTTCCAGTGTCCGTGAAACTCAAACCTGTTTGGGTGTAGAAATCTGCGGCAGGATTCCCAGGTGTATCCTCTCCACCAACGTAGATATATTGTGATTTTTCGTTGATTTCTCTCTTATAAAATATGGATTCCCCATTTTCCAATCTCGCTTGTGGATATACAGAAAGATTTGAAAATCTTTCCAAAATTG